TTGCCTTCCATTAAAAGAATTCTTGAAGTACCGCTTGTTCTAGGTATTAATACCAAATCACCATTGTTACCTGAGTATGCACTTGTTGACATACCAATATAACCTGCTGTTTGCGAACTAGGTGTAGATGCAATATCTCCAAATCTTAAACCAACATTATTAGCATCTGTAATTTCTAATTTAGTTGCTGGTGATGTGTCACCAATACCCAATCTCTCTTCACTTGCATCCCAGAATAGAGCTTGGCTAGTTCCTGTATCATCGTAGAAGGAGATGTCTCCGCCTGAAGAAATTTTCATGCGTTCTGTTGCTGCTGTATAAAATGCTTGATTTGCAACATTTGCACTAACACCATAATAAACATCTCCACCAGCATAAGCATCTATTGGTGCAATATATGTAGTATTTCCTGAATTTATACCGAACATTCTTGGAGCATTTGAAGAAGCATCAGTTGCTGAAAGATATTGTGAATTAGCTAATGTTAGCCCACCTGTTAGTGCAACATTCTCAGAGGAATCAATAGTAATAGCAGTAGATGTAGCATTATCATCAATACCTGTAGAAGTAAAACCTGTAAGCGTACCAACGCTTGTAATATTAGGTTGAGCTGCTGTAGCAAGTGTGCCTGTTATAGATGTGCTTGCTGATAGAGTTGTGAATGATCCTGCGGCTGCTGTAGTACCACCAATGACAGAGCTATCTATAACTGCTCCGTCTAGGTTCATAGCTACTGAAGTACCAGTAGCACTAAATAATCCGTCTACTGTATCAAGGTCAGCGTTTAGCTTTGTACCCCAAGTATCAGTAGATGCTCCTACTTCTGGTTTAGTTAAGTTTAAATTCGTTGTAAATGTATCTGCCATAAAAAAATTCCTTTAAGCTGCGTCTTGTTCGCCTAATTCATTCCAAGTAGTCGATGGGTTAGACTGATTTTCCCATGTTGTACTTGTTTGTAAATCTGTCCATGATGTATCTGGATTCGCTTGGTTTGTCCAGGTATCGGCTATTATATCTTGTTCTGTCCATGTTTCATCAGGAACAATTATATCTTCCCATTTTAGACTACCAATTGCATTAAATCCACTTGTTTGTGCAATTACAGATGCACCTCTGTCTATCTGTCTACCGTCTGCATCAAAGCCACTTACACTAGCTAATGTAGCTGCTGCACTTATGGTAAATCTACCAGTAGCTGTAAATCCTGATACAACTGCAATAGTTGCTAAAGCTTTATCTATTTGTGTACCTGTAGCAGTCATACTGCTTGTTGCAGCTATTGTTGATGCTCCTGGTATTAATTTAGTTGGTACTGCGGTTACACTAGATGTAGCTGCTATAGTTGCAGATCCTAAATCTATTTGTGTTCCTACTGCTGTAAACGCAGATGTTGCTGATATGGTTGCAGCACCTCTATCAACCTGTCTACCAGTAGCTGTAGCACTAGATACTGCACTAATAACCGCCTGTCCGCGGTCTATTTGTCTACCTATTGCTGTTGCAGAAGAAACTGCTGCTATGGTTGATGCACCAAGATTTATCTTATGACCAACTGAAGTAAACCCTGATGTTGCAGCAGATGTTGCTGCTCCTAAATTAATTTTATGCCCTACTGCATTAAAATCAGAAGTTTGTGCAGATGTTGCACTAGCTAGTTTCTGTACCGATGATTCAGCTGTAAAACCTGATGATGCTTGTATTGTTGCAGCACCAAAATGATAAACGGGAGTTCCATAGTTGGACTTCCCGTATGTATATAGACCATAGCCTACTGAGGCCATGATATTACGCTAATGTTATATCTAAATCTCCAGCATCAAATCTGAATACATCACCTGTGCTTACAGTTTTAGATGTTGTTAGGTTTGCGTAAGCTAAAAGATTACCAGCTGATGAAGCATCCAAAATACCAACTGCAACTACAGTTCCATAATCTGCTGTAGCTGTTGGGTATTCAATAGCTGCTGAGTTTGTTGCTGTTGTTGGGTTAGTACCAGATACTGTAAATGTACCAGTTTGTCTTGCATAAGCTCCGCCTGATACTTCTGTACCACCGCCTGTGTCATCTGGTGCTACAGTATATAAAGCAACATATAATGTTGATGGTGCTGTATAAGCATTACCACCAAATACATGGTCTAATACTTTATCTTCTAAATAATCACTAAATCCAGCCATTTTATCTCCTAATTATTATTCCAATAATAAATGTTTTTACCAGACTTGCCATAAGTTCTTCTTCTTTGCATTAGAGATCCTTTGCCAAACTCTGCTTTCTCTTGTTCCATTCTCATCTCTTCTAATGCCTTTTCAAATTGTGCTGTAAATAACGGCACTCTTTCATCTTCCATTAGATAGATAGAAGCATGTTTTAAAGCACCATATAAGTAAGCATCTGGATATCCTGTGGATATAAAGTTCGTTGTATTAGAACTGCTTAAAGCATCTATAGTGCCATAGTATGTTAATTGTAGCGTATAACTTGCATCAGGGGTAGGTGCTAACTCTAATGAATTATCTACAATCGCATAATAAATTGGTTGACCAGTAACATTATTATTAGCTTTTCTATATACATCTAATGATTCTAAAGACTGTTGAAACAATGGTCTGAAGTCGTTTGATGTTATTTCTACATTAATAGCTTCTAACCAATCAGTTGGTAAGCTCATGTATTGTCCATCTGCTGTAGCAGTTGCACGCTTTACCATGTCTTTGTTTCTTAATCTTCTGTTAAATTCTGATTCTGTTGCATCTATAAAAAAGTCTAACTGGTCGGTTAAGTCAGATCTGTTCAAGAAATTTGCAATATTAGTTTTTAATTCATCGTATGTCATACTTTACCTTTCCATGTTCTAAATGGTTTGTTATCTGAATGGTTTAGCCATTTCTTCCATTGCGCAGAATCTTGCGCCCATCCTTCTCGGACTGCTCTTTGATATACTACCATAGGTATTTCTGCCACATGGCGAAAATCTTTACCAGGTGTATATTCAGATAGATTTTTTACATAATCTAAAGTTGGCTGTATATCCTGCTTTGTGTGATAAACAACTTTATCATCTTCTGTTGCGAATACAGACTTAAAACCTTTCTTATGATCTATTAATGTAGTCTTTGCCATAGACAGATTTTAGCACAAAAAAAAGGGATGCCGAAACATCCCTTTAAGCTAATTAATAAAACTTATGAAGTTGTTAAATCAGCAACGACTCCGTGAGCAGCTTCGTTAGATACTTCTAACCCATACTCAACAACAATCATTTTTGTTTCAGCATCGCCTATTGTAGCAATATCAACAGTTTTAAAGTCTCTTAAGTAAGATACTTTAGCAAACTCTGGATCTACTAACAATAAAGTTCTTTCTCTACTTCTGTTTGATGGAACGATTTTTAGTTCACCAAAGTCAGATGAGTAAACAGATACTGAAGCTTCTACAGTATTTGCATCAATCATTTGTCTAGCTTGAGTTCTACCTGTGAAACCAGAAATAACTTGTTTGTTATGTGGTCCACAAATTGCCATTGAAGGCTCTCCGCCATTTTCAAAGCAAAGTTGTAGAGTGTCTTTTAGCAAAGTCTCAGTTAAAGCTCTTTGAGTTCCGTCTGTTGGAGCTGCACCACCACCTGTTGAAGCACCTGAAGTACCTCTTGAGTCGTTAGATGTAATCCATGATTCAAAACCACCAGTTACCCTAGCTGTTGTAGCGTTTCCAGTTGTTTTAGCACCATTTTTACAAAGAGCTTCTTCCATGTCTCTTTTTAAAGCTTTAGACATAATAGCTAGTTGGTGAGCCATTTCTGATCTCTTACCAGCTGGGTCTGAAGCGTCTTGTGAGCCAGTTACAGTTGCATCTCTTTTTGAGATCATTGCAACATTACTTACTCTAGTTGTAGCTGTAGCAGTAGATCTTGATAGTTCAAAACCTTCTAACTGACCAGCAGCACTAGGTGTAGGTAATGATTCTGTCTGCCAATCAAACACTACGTTATTAATATTTCGTTTACCAATTGATGACATAAATGGTGTTTGCATTGGAGAGATGTTGTAAATGATATTACTTAAATCTTCTCTGTCAGCTGTTGCCGAATATGTGTCAAAGGCGTTAGTTACTTTAGCCATTCTTATACTCCTGTATAAATAAAATTATTTTAAAAATTGTTCAAAAACTTTAGCCGCATCTTGGACTTTTCCAGATTTAGCTAACCTTTGTTTTGCTTTCTTCACAGGTGCTGCCGATTTAGGTCGGTTAGTAGTACCAGGTCTAGCCACTCTTGCTGGTGCTTTTTGTGTTGGTTTTTTCTTTGTGGCTTCAACTGTTTTAGAGTTTAACCAAGCATTTCTTAAACCAAGCAAAGCACGATAATCATAAACCTGTTGAATTTCTTGAGGTGTATAACCTAAAGTATTCACGGCATATTCGCTAATAGCCAACTTTTCTTTTGTAGCAACCTCAGGGTTTTGCCACTCAGGGATTATTTCAAGAAGCTTTTGATTACCATACTCAACAAATTGTGCAATCTGTTGTTGCTGTTTAACTAAGGCTTCTTGTTGAAGTCTTTGTTGTTCAGCACTTACAGCACTAAGCTTTTCTTTCTTTTCATCCCAAAGCTGTTTTTCGCGAACATAACCAACAGGATCATCTTCGTACAAAGTGTTCCAGTCTGGTTCGTTAGCCAGTTCGCCCTTTAATTGGGCCTCCATCTTCGGTAACAACTGCGAATAAATCGCATCTCTTTGCGCTAACTCTGCTTGCTGCTGCTCAATAGTCTTACGCTGTTGAGAGAGTTCTTGTGTTTTGCGCGTATAATCTTGCTGACGAGAATATCCGTTGATGAGTTCGTCTTGCGTCACCTCAACTTCTTGACCATCTACTTTTACTGTAAATGTCTGAGGTTGCAAGGCTTCCTCTTCAACATCGGTTTGTTCTTCATCTAGTTCTTCATCTTCATCATCAAACTCTTCATCATCTTCTTCAAAATCTTCAGGTGATTCAAGTTCTTCTTCAAAGACTTCTTCTTGTGTTACTTCTTCTGTTTCTGTGACTGCATCCTCAACCTTATCCTCTTCAGGGGTTAAGAAACTTTCAAACATCGAAGTAGTAACTTCCTTATCAGTTTGTAAAGCAGTCGGTTTATCCGTTATTGCCATAATAAATACTCCTTATGTATTTAAGAGTATTTTAGCTTAATAATGTGTAAAAAGGGAAGGTTTAACCAATATTTCTAATTTTGTTTATATTAGCTTTTGTTAGCTTGCCTTTTTCTGCAATGATACGCAGATGTCTTTCAACTTCTGGTAATAGTAATAATGATCTGTGGATATCTTCTCTAGCAGTAACATCTGAGATATCCCGTGAGTTTAACCAATGTGTTATATATTCGTTTTTAAGATTTTCTATTGCTTCTTTAAAAACATCGCTTGTTAATAATTGTTCAGCTTGTGCAGCTCTAACTACTTCTTCATGTGATACTGACATTAAAATAATCCCCTAGGTAATTGTTGGTCTACAGAAAATCTACCGCCAGTTGGTGTTTGTAAACCAGCAAGTTGTTGTTCTAATTCTGCAATTCTTGCGTCATAAGCAGATAAATCTGGTGTTTGATAAGTTGGAATATCTATACCAGATATAGCTTTTTGTATATCTTCTTGAGTTACAAATTGCGATACATCAGGTACTTGTTGTTGAGGTATTGACATTAATATATCTTGTTTTAAAACATTAGGGTCAAATGAAGGTATATCTTCTAATCTAGCAAAACCACTCAAGTCTGGTGCTTGGTATTGTGGTATATCTATGCCTTCTCTAGCTATAGATAAAAAATCTTCTCTATAATCTTTGGGGTCAAATGTTGGAATTTGCGGTATATCTTCTAATCTTGCAAAACCAGATAGGTCAGGGGTTTGGTAAGTCGGTAATTCTATACCGCTTCTAATATCTTCTATTAATGCTTGCCTATCAATAGATGGTGGTTTTGGTATATCAATACCCTTTCTTATATCTCTAATTAAAGCCTCTCTATCTACTGAAAAGTCTCTGCCCGTAGGAACATCTGGTATTAATGTAGGTATATCTTCTCGTCTTACAAATTGTGATAAGTCTGGAGCTTCATATTTTGGTAATCCAAATAAGTTGGTAAAGTCTATTCCTGATTCTGCTATTTGTTGACGAATTGCATCTATATCAATAGCTGGAGGAGTTTGTACTGGAGGTCGCATAGGCACACCACCAAATATATCTCTAAGCGGAGGCATCTTCATATCTCTATCAACTGGTATTCTTACACCACCAATACCTGTACCTAAAAAGCTTGGTATATCAGGCTCTTGTACTGGAGGTGGTGGTTCTACAGGAGTTGTACCAACAGCTGTATTTAATTGTTCTTGTGTATAACCCATTGGTTGTTCTGGAGAGTAGCTTACGCCTGGTGCAATAACTTGTGACATTGGCATACCGCCAGCTATAGAACGCGCATAGTCAAAACCAGAACGATATGTAGGATCTGAAGTTGGTATTGTATAACTACCAAAATCATCTGGGCCTAATACAGGTCCTTGTTGTTGTTGAGCCATTCTTCTAATATTATCAATAAAACTAGGATAGTTTTTTTCCTGTATAAGGTTATTAATGCCATCTACACCCATGTAGCCGCCTATATTTGAAAAAGTACCCGCAACATCACCTACTCTTTCTAGATTTCTATTTTCGCCTGGACTTCCTAGCCTGCTGTTTTTTCTTGCCATATTAACCTGTTATTAACTTGTCTATTTTAGCGTCTAGTTTATCTAAACGATCTATAACCCTATCTATGCTTATTGCAAACTCTTCTTTAGTAACATAATTTTTTGCTACTTCCTCTCGGGTCTTATTCAGTAGTATATCAACTCTTTTTAATTCTGTCGCGTTGGTTCTAATGCTATGCACTATAGGAGCAAAAACTATAGTAATGATTATGTTCCAATACATCATCGGGTCCATGCTAATAACTCCAAATATGT